ATGAAAAAAAGTAAAATTGCAATGGGTATTATGGTTTTTATTATAGCGGCACTTTTGCTCATAGGTGTACCTATATGTATTAATTTGTGTTTTAAACCAGAAAATAGATGGACGGCCGGAAATGTGTTGACATATTATGGTGCTACGCTTAGTTTTTTAGGAACTGTTATTTTTAGTAGTTTATCCATTTACCAAAATATTCAAATTCGAAAAGAAGCAGATAAGCGTGAAAAAATATTGAGAGACATGGAATTGAAAAAGAATTATCCACTTATTAAGTGTAGGTTGGATGGATATTGTGGGAATTATCAAAATGTAGAAATTTCTTTTTCTAATATATCAGACAATGTAGCAGATAATATAGAAATTAGTCCGTTAATATTTACTAATGCGGAAAATAAGGTAATATCAACATCCGTTAATATGGAACCAAAGATTGATGTTTTGAAAGCGGGAGAGAGGCAGACAGTCCGTTTCTCTAATGAAGGAATTTCTGGTGAAAATATAGAATTACAATTTGATATAAGATGTACGGATAAATTTTCTAATCAAATTGAATATAAGGCAATATGTAAAATCTTTGATTCATCAAAATATAATAGTAAAATATCGGTAATACAAATATAAATATGGAATTGTAAAGTATGGCAGTCTCTCTGGAGGCTGCTTTGCCAATATAAAACAGAATATCGAACACACAATAAAGCACTCAATGCCTTATGACATGATGCCTCTTAAGTAGACAAGGTAAATGACCGGATCTACTTAAGGGGAATCAGGAGAGGTATTGGGCGTTTTTTACGTCTCAGGACTTTGGTTTTCTCTGAGTCTAGGTAGCAACCATTTTTCTGTCCGCATTTGAATATAATCTGAAATATCTTTTCGAAATTCATTATAATCACTGTTAGAAATAAAAGAGTTTTCGTTATTGGTTTCGATATTTTTTACTATAGTAGATGTTAGTATAGCAATATCAGAAGTGATTTTCATATCCAATAAATGACTCATTTCTTTTCGCTTATGAAATTCTTCCAATTCTTCTGGAGATTTACAATTATCCTCGCATAATAAATATTCTGGGCGCACACCTAAAATAGGAGCTATTGAGTAGGCTGCCTCAATCGTCATTGGTCTTCGAAAATTGCGAAAATTGCGGATTTGCTGTGAAGAGTAATGAGATAACTCAGCAAGTGCCGGTGCTTTAATGTTACGCTCTGTCATAAGTGCGTCTAATCTTTGTGCACATTCTACCCCATAATAATTTTTTCGTTTCATAGTAGGAATTCCCCCTTTTTTTAATAGCGAAACAAAGTTTGTTTCGTTATTTTGTTGTGACTAACTAAGAAATTCTAAATCATTCTTAAAGATTCTAAGTCATTCTTAAAAAATTTCAAATTTAGCTATAATATCCTTATAGGAAACAGAAACTGTTGTTTGCAAAAACCGAAACAATATATTATCATAATAGCATAAAGAAACACATAAGGCAATGTGAAATCAGACAGAAAGCAGAGGTATTTATTATGAGAAAAACAACATCATATCCAAACCCATTTTCAGATGCATTAAGTGTTGATACTGCTGGATTGCAGAAAATGCTGAATTCAGGAAGACAGACAGCAACACAGATTGGTATAGCAGCAGGTGCAAGATTTTGTGTTGGCAGAAGAGTGTATTGGAATGTAGCAAAAATCAGAAAATATCTGGACGAAATTTCTGAGTAAGGTGGTGATCTATGGGAGTATATGAAAATCTGCTGCCGGGTAAAGAAAACGCACTGACACCGGAGTACCTTACTGTAAAATGTCACTTTTCCAGTGTCCGAATGCTTCAAAAACAGATCGAAGCAGAACGTAAGGCTGGCAAAGTCATATTATCAAACACCACATCGCCTGGAGGATATTATCTTCCGGCTGCAGGAGACACAATGGAAATCCGGAAGTTTATTCGTACACTTGAGAATCGTGGTGAAAATACATTGCGTGTGTTAGAGAGTGCAAGAGAACTTTTGGTAGAGTTGGAAGGTGATAAGAGTTGACTTTTGAAAGGATTTTATCACACTTTCAAGTTAGGAAATGCGGGACAGGCAAGGCACAATGTATTTGTCCGGCACATGCAGACAGAGAGGCTAGTTTAACACTTACAGATGGTAATGATCGAGCATTGATTAAGTGCCATGCTGGATGTAGTACTGAGGAAGTTGTTATTGCAGCAGGATTAAAAATGTCAGATTTATTTTACGGAGATGGATTGGCAAAGGAAAGATGGCGAGCGTACATAGAGAATCGTGAAAAAAGAAAAATCGAGGCTGTGTACAATTATGCTTCCATTAATGGTGATTATGCTTATACAAAAGTACGATTAGAAGGCAAGAAAATGCTTTTTGGAATCTTGAGTAATGAGCGTTTTGCTTATGGCTTAAACGGAAAGAACAAGAAAACGTTTAATGCAGTATATGGAAGCATACCCAGTATAAAGCGGGCCATTGAGAGAAAAGAACCAGTATTTATTCCAGAAGGGGAAAAGGACGTTAATACTTTAGTTAAAAAAGGATACGCTGCTTTTTCTTGTGGCGGTGCAAATGATTGGAATAAAAATGTATCCGAACTTTGTAAAGACGCAGATGTGATAGTTTTGGCAGATAATGATGATCCGGGAAAGAAATTAGCGTCTACTGTTGTAAGAGACTTAAAAGGTACTGCTAAGAGTATCAAGATAATTATTCCAATGCCAGAGATGTCTAAAGCAGACATTACTGATTATTTCGAAGCAGGACATACTGTTGAAGAATTTGAAAATTTAATAAGGAATGTTGATGATACAGAGAAGATTTGTGCAGATATTCAGCAAGATCAGAAGCAGGATACAGGCAAAAAACGATCTGTAATACAAAAAAGCAAGGACGAAGTAGCTGGAGGTCCGGCATTAGTCTTTAAATTCCTCGACTGTAACTATGATGAAGATGGAAATGTAAAAAGCGTAAAACAGCTTGTACATAATTTTGAAGTCGTTATGGATAAAGACAGTCGTTTCGCCGGGAAAATCCGCCTTAATGAGTTTGCACAGCAACCTTACTTATATGGTAGTGTACCATGGGAAAATGAGAATAATTGCAGAGCATGGAGCAGTCATGATGATTCAGCCCTATTTTCACTGATACAGGCTGATTATGGGCTTAAAAGCCGACAGGACTTTGCAGATGCATTGAAAAATGTTTCTATGCGGAATAAATTCCACCCAGTAAGAGAATTACTGGATTCCCTTACATGGGATGGAAAAGAGCATATAAGAAGCCTGCTGCCGGAATATCTTGGAGCAGAGGATTCTGATTATACATACCAGGTAATGCGCTTATGGATGCTAGGAGCTGTTTCAAGAGTGTATAAGCCCGGAAGCAAATTTGATTATACAATCATATTACAGGGTTCGCAGGGTATTGGCAAGAGCACATTTCTGAAATTGATGGCTTTGGACGATTCATGGTTCAATGATTCCTTAGACAGTCTGGATTCAGACAAGGCAGTGCAGTCTCTTACAGGTTCATGGATAATTGAGCTCGCTGAATTAAAATCACTGGCTCGGACGGCTGGAGGCGTTGAGAGTGTAAAAAGGTTTTTGACCGCAACGCAGGATAAATACAGGATTCCTTATGAGCGGCGGGCAGACACATTTTACAGACAGTGTGTATTCGCCGGAACTACCAATAAAGATGATTTCCTACAGGATGAAACGGGAAATAGGCGTTTCCTAATTGTCCAGACAGGCGTTAAGAAACCATCAAAAAGTCTTTTTGTGCCAGAAATCATGGATACAATCAAGCTGGCTTGGGCTGAGGCTGTACATATTTGGAAAAATGAGAAGCCACAGCTGATACTTCCAGAAGCATATATGCAAGAGGCAAAGGAACTTCAAGAGGCGAATATGGCGGATGATGGCAAGCGGGGGATTATTCAGGAATACCTGGAAGGTAAAACACAGGTATGTGCTAGGGAAATATGGGAAAAAGCGTTAGGGGAAAACGTATCGCCTAGAAAATATCAGATCACAGAGATTAATGATATTATTGCTAAAGTACCAGGATGGAAAAAACTGAAAAGCCCTCGTAATTTTGAAGGATATGGTAAACAGCGCGGATTTCAAAAAACGGTGCTACAAACTGAGAATGAAAAGGCTACAAACTTTTCTGAATTTGTTCCAACATCACGGCAAGAACAGATGGAAATACCATTTGATTGAGAGCTTAATGAAGAATGTAGCTGACTTTGTAGTTAGATTGTAGCTTGCTTAAACCCAGTATTTACAAGGCTTTCTACAATAACTACAAAGACTACATTATATCAAAAGAATTATATAAATATAAGAATATAGGTATAAAAGAGTATATATATAACTTTAAACTCTTTGGGAAGATTGTAGCTGTTGTTTTTGTAGCTTTGGTAGCTACGAATTTTATAGGCGGCTTACCGCCGGAAAGGATAATGAACATGAAAATTTTAACTCAGAATTTGTGTGAGGTTGTTGAGTTCAATTCTAAAAAAATAACAATATTACTGGAGTTGTATAACGAACCTTCATCAAGAGCAGCAATCATTTATGGTGGATTTCTGTCGAAGGCTTTTAAGGTTTTGGGTACATATAAAAATGAGGAGCGTGCAAAGGAGGTTACAGAGGAAATGTTTAAGAAGAACGAAAATAGAGAAAAAATATACATCATGCCGGAGGAGTAACCAGTGAATGATAAAGAAGAATTAAAGCAGATATATGACATCTTCACGGACTGCTGGAGGTTATACAAAAAGCTGTATCCTCCGGGCAGACCTGAAGACGATGTATACTGGCAGGGAGTGGTGAAAGAGATAGAAGTATTACGGAAGAATCATCATCATTCCCGGTTGTGTGAGGACCTTCTTTTAGCAGTAGCAAAAGATCTGGAAAACAAAGCCAAAAGAAATAATCCGGTTGCCAGTATAAAAAAGTAATAATATGGGATTATTGCCGTTAAAGATCATATCACGATATGGAAAATGGTGCAAACTGTGGTAAACATGTACCACAACTGTGGTCAGGTTTGATGGTAAAATATATATAACAGGTAATATTTCATTATTGCGGAGGTGATTTTGGTGGTAGTTATTGGTCTTTTGTTATTTGTGATTGTGTGTGAGCTGGCAGCGATTTATGACAGACAGAATGGAGGTAAGTGACATGGGAAGAAAGAAACAGATTTCAGATCGGAGACGTTTATACACGGAAAGAATGAGGTTGCAGAAGGGGGTATTTAGTTCTCTGGCTAATGCGGCTGGACATATCGGAGAGCTTTATGCGGATTTCGTTCAAAGTGATGAGGTACGTAATTCCATGAAAGCTACAGCAGATAAGGTCACAGAATGCATGGATGGGATTAGGGAGCTTAACGAGCTGGAAAAACAGCTGAAAGCAGAAGAGCAGGAAAGCGAGGATGAGGATTAATGGAGAAAGTAGTAGTTCAGACCGGTGCGAAGACATACCAGATTACTGATCAAGACGGAAATGATCTGGGCGTGTTCAGATTTATTCCTTCAGATGCAGGTATTTTAAAGAGGTATAAAGAGGCAGCAGCGTTTTTTACTGGAATCAATGACAAAATCAAGGACAAAGACTTCGAGGAAATTCTTCCAGATCTGGAAAAGGAAGCCGGGGAGAAGATTGATCTGTTGTTTGGTGCTCCTGTATCAGAGAGCTTCTTCAAGATTACCAGTCCGTTTACAGTCCTGGAAAGCGGAGAGACCTTTGCAGAGCAGATTATCACTGTAATTGGTGGAATCATCGAAAAAGAGCTGGATGCAAGGGAAAAGGCGCAGCAGAAAAGGATAAAAAAGTATACTGACAAATACGCAAAGAAAGAAGTAGCCGAAGCGTAGCTACATAACAGGGCTGTCCTGGTAACGGGATGGTCCTGAGTATATAACGGCATTGGAAACAGGATTCAGTGCCCGAACCTCAAATAGTTTGGAGGCAGATATAACATGGCAGATGGTTCAATTATCATTGATACCAGGATAGATACCGGCGGTGTGTCGAAAGGAATGAACGCTGTAAAGGCTGGAATGGCCAGGATATCCGCGCAGGTATCGAAGATGGGCGATTCAGCAAAAAGTTCTTTTCAGAGGCAGATAACAGCGATAACGGACCTGTATCAGAACTACGAGAAGCAGGAACGTAAAGTATCAGAGCTAAAATCAAAGCTCGAAGAACTGAGCAAGGTTAGAATTGAGACAGAAGAATATAAAAAGCTCAAAGACGATATAAAAGCTCTGGAAGATGAGTTTGAAAAGGTTGAGACAAAACAGCGTGAATGGCTGGATATGGGATTTTCAATAAATTCTGCGCCGCTGAAGAAACTTGACGAACAGATGGACGACATCTGGGCGGATATTGACAGGTTACAGCGGAAACAGAAAGAGATGCAGGCATCCGGAAGGGCTTACGTAAATCCTAAATCTACAGATGCGTATAAGGGGACAGCTGAGAAGTACAATGCGGAATCACAGAAGCTGGAGCACATAAATGGAAGGCTGTACTCTTCATACAATAAACTGAAGAATAAGGTTGCGGAATACCGGCAGAAAAATAGCCGACTTGTGCAGGTAATGCAGAATTTGCAGAAAGCTGCTGCCCGTGTAGGTGTGGTTGTGAAGAATATGGGTTCCGCATTAAGAAGTGCTGGTTCTGCTATCAAGAGCATGGTTTCAGCGATGAAAAAGGCTGTAGAAAACATGTTCAATCTGAACAAGCAGACGGACCGGTCGAGAATGAGCCTTTCCCGGATGCTGGGAATGTCGTTGTTGTTTTCAGGGGTATCCCGGGCGATAAGCGCTGTCAGTGATGGTGTAAAAAGTGGATTTGAAAATCTGGCACAGTATTCTAACAGTACCAATTCGGCAATATCGTCTTTGATGTCCAGCATGACGAGGCTGAAGAACTCGTTTGCTACAGCATTTGCACCTGTCCTCACGGTGGTAGCTCCGATCATGTCAAGATTTATTGATATGATATCACGTGCAATTACTTATGTGGGAATGTTTGCAGCAGCATTAACCGGACAGGATACTTTTGTAAAAGCCGTTGGAGTGCAGGAAGATTATGCGGCAGGACTGGAAAAGACTTCAAAAAATACAAACCAGGCGGCTAAAAATACCAAGAAGGCCAATAAAGAAACAGAAGGATATCTTTCTACTCTTGATGAGATCCAACGGTATACATCAAATAAAAATGATGATTCGGCAGCAGATGGAAATGGCATAGGAGATACCGGAGGGTATACAGTACCTACACCGGCACAGATGTTTAAGAAGGTTCCTGTTGCTAATTCGATCAAAGGAATTGCGGATAAGATTAAGAAATTAATCAAATCGGAAGACTGGGAAGACCTTGGGAAATATATTGCCAGTGGAATAAATAAGGGGCTTAAAAAAGTCTATGAAGCAATCAGCTGGAAAAAGGTCGGTCCAAAGATAACAAAATTCTGTGATGCTTTTACCCGAACATTTAACAGCCTGGTTGATAATGTAGACTGGAAATTATTAGGAAGGACCGTTGGTGCGGGAATTAATACGGTTGTTAATACCTTAAATCTGTTGATAACCGGAATAGACTGGAAAAATCTGGGAAAGAAATTCGCAGAAGGAATTACCGGACTAGTAAAAGAAGTCAACTGGAATAATCTGGGGCAGCTCATAGCAAACCGGTTTATGATTACCTGGGATATCTTTAATGGAATGGTACATAATCTGCCATTTTCACAAATCGGAAAAGCGATAGCGGATGGTCTTAATGGAATCTGTTCAAGAATTTCTTTCCGTGAGATAGCGGATACGCTAGCAACTGGCCTGAATGGAGCATTTACCACATTGTACAGCTTTACCCGGCGATTTGACTGGACAGGTCTGGTAAATAACATTGCTGGAGGAATTAATACTTTTATTTCAGAGTTCGATTGGAAGAATAATGGGCGCAAACTGGAAAATTTCTTGGATAACCTATGCGGGTCGCTGGTCAATATGGCAGAAAAAACAGACTGGGAGGCTTTTGGTCAGGGAATTGGTGAGATGTTGGGACAGATCAACTGGGTGAAGCATCTGAAACAGGTAATAACTGCGATTACCCGGACACTGGGTGGTTTGTTCGATGGTTTGGAGGCAAGCGGAACCGCAGGGAAAATAGCCGCTTTTTTGTGTAAGGCGTTTATCGCGGTAAAGATTGCGGATATAACGGGCATTGGAAGCCTGGTAAAATTTCTTGTTACCACTATTGGAAAGAAGCTGATTACAGAGGAATCAGTACAGACATTAGCGGGAAATATTTCTAATCTGACCAATGGTGCGCTTGCTGGATCTACATCCGGCATTGCTACATTTGCATCTTCTTTGGGCTCTTTAGTTGGGACTGCCGGTGCAATTACACTGGTCACTGCCGGAACGGTTATGCTTACGAAGAAAATTGCTGAGTTAGTAGAAACTGCGCAGGGCGGAAACGGAATTTTAACTCAGACAGGTGGATACTTACATGATTATGCTGGCAAGATGGGCGAAGCTCATGCAATTACAAACAAACAGGTAGAAGAACTGTGGGCTTTAGTAGAAGCAGATGAGACTGCCGGTAAGTCAAACAGTGAGATGTATGACAGCATGGTTCAGAAATTGGGTGAATATGGCGTATCGGCTGAGAAAGCAACGCAGATCCTTGAGCAATATGGAGCGCAAGCCGGAGTGTCAAGTGCATTTGTTGAAGAAATGACAGGTAAGGTACAAGCTCTGGGAAAAGGCTTTTCTGAAAGCTCTTCCACAATAGATACATCTTCAATAACTGTGAAAGAATCAATAAAAGGAATCAGAAGTGTACTATATGATCTCAGTGTATCTTCTAGTGAGTATGCAGGAACATACAGAGGTGTTTTAGAAGTATTTAATAATACAAGCGGATCAGCGGCCAATGCGCAGGATGCTTTTAATATTGTCTATAATGTCCTGAAAGAAGCAGGAGTCCCATTGGATGAGCTGAATAAAAAACTGGCACAGGAGTTTCCTTCCGCAGCTCAGGCGACAAAAAGCAGTGTTGATTCTAGTATTGTTGAGGCTCAGAAGACAGTAAGTAGTTCAACTGGAAAAATGAAAACGGATGCGGAGACTAATCTTGCAGGAGTAAAGAAAGCAGCAGAGGATGCTTCTGGAGGTGTGAATACAACCACAGTGACAAACTGGGGGAATTCGGCATCAGAAGTAAAGAAAAATCTGGATAAAATGAAGCAGACTGCCAATTTAAAGCTTGGCGAGATGCAGAAGACTGTGGAGAGTCATTTTTCAGGTCAGTATAACACAATGACTAAGAAATGGGAAAAGGCTTGCGAGAGAATTGGCCAGTTGATAACTCAGATGGTGCGTAGTACAAAGGATAGTTTAAACGGACTTGCCAGAAATATGAATACGATTGGAAATGAGATGAGCAATAATCTGATTAATGGGATTTCCGGGGCAGTAACAGGAATCGCAGGGATTCTGAATGAAGTAGTTAATAAGGTTAACAGCACGATCAGCAATGTTAATTCTTCTCTTTCCGGTATTGAGAATGCATTTACATTTTCTTACGATGTTACAACCCCTGATGGGAAGCGGAGATGGGGTAAATATTCAATGAATTTACCAAGAGTCAATACAGTTCCATATCTGGCAAAAGGTGCGGTCATTCCGCCTCGAAGTGAGTTTCTTGCAGTTCTTGGCGACCAGAAACAGGGTAACAACATCGAGACGCCAGAAGCTCTGCTCAGAAAGATCGTCCGAGAAGAAACAGCAGGACGGCAGGCAGGCGGTGGAAACTACAGATTTACAGCTCAGATCAATCGCAGAACCCTGTTTGACGAGATGATGAAAGAAGCACAGATGAGACGAGATACAAGCGGTAGAAACCCGTTTGAGATGGCATAGAATAATTCCCTGTCATGCAGAAAGTGTGGCAGGGGAAATACAGGGAGGAATTCAATGCTTACAAGAGAAGCAACTTATGAGGATTATGGATTTTCAGAAGATGAAGATAAGAGATTGGGTGAATTTTGCAAGAATCTTGAGATGCGGGACAAGATATTGCTGTTGCAGTGTGCAGCGGAGGTGTATCCGAACATTGTTGACGAACTATACTGCTGTATCGTAATTGGAATGAGCTATGACAAGATGAATAAAAAGAAGTTTGTTGCGCTTGATCGTAAAGATTTTTATGCGTACCGGAAGAAAACGTTGGCTGTGTTCCGGGCGGCATTACAGATATGTAATAGATATCCGTTTTAAAGGTTAGAGTAGAACCTGTCAAAACCGTCTGTTTTTATGTATTTGAAATATCATTGATTAGTTAGGGGTGATTATTATGGCAAGAGGCATATCAGCAGAGGCACGCGAGGACATCTTGGTGCAGGCGTTTTTAACATGCCCGAATATAAGTGAGATATCTAAAAAGACGAAGATTCCCAGACCTACAATCTATACTGTAATTCACACAGACAGTTTTCAACGTAAGTATTCCGAGGCGAGAAATGAAGCTGTAACGGGAGCAATTGCATACCTGCAAGGAAAACTGGGAGAATGTGCAGCAGTGCTGGTCAATACGGCTATTGATACGGAAGTACCGGCGCAGATCAGAGTAAACGCAGCTAATGCGGCATTGTCACAGTGCTCTCAGTGGACAAAGAATGTAGATATGATTGAACGCCTGGAAGCTATGGAAGAATTGATGTCACGAGTAGAACAGGAACAGAAATCACAGAAGAGGAGTAAATGATAGATTTATGAATCGGACGGGTTTAATCTGATAGAAAGGAGCATTAAATGCCGAGAAGAAATAAGCGTGTAACGATAAGAGCTACGAGTGTGCCGGAGCTGCATCAGTGGTTGAGGGCTTGCAAAAGGGAAAATGCCAGAAAGAAATCACAGGGCCATAATGGTACGAAGAAACAGGCAAAGGATTTGCATATTTAAAGGTGGTGGTGAATTATGGGAAGTCCGTTGATTAAAAGGCTTGATGCTTTATACCAAAGAGCTCAGATGGTAATGAAAGTGCAGGCGGATCATGCTCCGTTTGTGTACATTGCTCCATGGAGTTTTACGAAAGATGAATGTATCGTGAAATATTATCCAGAGGGAACTTACCAGAAGCCAGAGCGGATAACAACTACACTTCATGATGCATTAATGATAGCTCAATATTATTACGAATGTGGGTTGCATGTTCAATTTACAATGAGCCTGTGTATAGAGTGGCTGTTCCTGTATGTGCGTGATGATCCCCGGTATTCTCCGCCACAACAGAAGTCATGGTATACAAAGAATGTTGAAGAATGTCCAGAAATAACAGCCATGTTGGAGAGTGAACAGCGATTTGAAATTATTGGAACATTGCGAAGAATGCCTCAGAATTTCCTTTTTAAGGGATTGCCTGATGATATTAAAGATGATTACAAATTGATGGATTTTTAGACAAAAAATGACGGGAGTATGGGAATTCGTTGACACGATTACGCACGCAAAGGAATTTTGTAACACGATAACGCGCGCGAAAATATTCGGAGATTTCGGAGCCCCTAAAAGAGTAAAATGCGTTAGAACGAAGCCTGAGCGAACCCCGAAAAATAAGACTGTAAATATTATCGAACAAAACAAAAAGGAGATTTTTATGGATGGCTGTAACGAAAATGTAATTGAGTTTATGACCAATGATACCAGAGCAACCTTATCATTCTCACAGGGTCGGTATAAGTCTGTGATCCGTAAGCTAGCAGAGAAGCACCCAGAAGATTGTCAGATTATTGCGGATAACGAGGACGGAAGCATTTGTGCTCATGTTCCAGTATCCTGGCTCCGGATTTCTCCACCAAGGCAGTACACAGAGGAACAGCGGCAGCAGATGGGAGAGCGACTGAGACAGAACAGGTCTGAAAATACAGTAACACAAGGATAAAACAGGGCAAGAAACGCTTGCAGAGTGTTTGAGGTAAAGTTGTAAGGGAGAGCAAATATAAAGGCTAAATGAGCCGATAAAACAGTAGAAGCGATGATGCTGGCAGTTAATAATAATCCTGCTGCCGAACCTGCGGTTCAATAAAGAATCTATTATGAGAAATACGGTCAGGCGTTATTGCTGATTTTTCAGTGTTGCTCCAATCGAAGCCGTGAGAAACGGAAGTAAAACGGCGAGAACAGGGAGTGCTTGAACTGTCGATTAACAGTCGATATATTTGATCGAAGCGGTGAGGAAGCGGTGAGAAATTAATAAATTGATGGAATAAGATGGTATTTTTGGATATAGCTAAAGAAAGGCGTGCAGTATGAACGAACTTGTGTATTTAAAGAACGATGAAGCAGTATGTGACAGCTTGCAGGTAGCTGAGAAGTTTGGAAAAGAACATAAAAATGTTTTGCAGAGTATTGATAATCTCATTGCTGAAAATTCAGCTGTGAAAATAATGTTTAAGATTTCTTCTTACAAATCCGGTAACGGGCAATCATATAGAAAATTTTATATGAATCGTGATGGCTTTTCTCTTTTAGCAATGGGTTTTACTGGAAAAGAGGCTCTTGAATGGAAATTGCAGTATATCCGGGCATTCAACCAGATGGAAAATTTTATTCGTGAAAAATCTACTCAAATGTGGATTGAAACCCGAAAAGCCGGAAAGCTTACCAGAAAGGCAGAGACGGATACAATCCAGAAACTTGTTGAGTATGCAAAGGGACAGGGCAGCAGCCATGCAGAAATGCTTTATATGACTTATTCCAGGCTGGCAAATAAAATGGCAGGAATCAATAAAAGGGACGAAACTACGATGATGCAGCTTAATAACCTGTCTTTAATGGAAAATATCATTTTGCATGAGGTTGATCTGGGAATTATGCGAGGGAAACATTATCAGGAGATATACAGGGATTGCAAGAAACGACTTGAAGCGGTGAAAGATTTGGCATACCTCGAAGCGGTATAAGAAGAAAATAGGGATAGTAAGAGATATGGGTGATTTGCAACGGGAAATTGACAAATCCCGGAAGCTGGCATATAATATACTTATCAAGACAGCCAGTAAGGGAAGTTAAGGTTCCCCGTCCTGGCAAGATATATGTTTAAGACGTAGCCGCCTATTCTTTACCAGAGAGCAGGGCGGCTATTTCTTATGTGTGTATGTAAGGATAGATACAATTAAGCTGGCTGTTGTCAGAATGATCATAAAAATCTCATAATCGCTCATAAGCATTCCCTCCTGTCAAGGCTCAGGATCAGGAAACCACAGCCGCTCTACTGGCTGCCTGGATAAATATACTATATTTGATTTCTATTCTGGGCTTCCTTAATTCTTTGCTGTATTAATTGAACGTTTAAGTCATCCCAATAATTGATGTATACAAGAGTTATATGATTTTCAATGCTGAGTTTGAGCTTTTGCTTGTCGCGCCATTGTTGCTTTTCAAAGCTATCTTTTCCGCCGAAAAAATCAACAGGTTCAAAATGTTGTTTTCCCTGATATTCAAAAGCTAGATGAAGACTTGGAATAAAAACGTCATAACTCAATTGACTATTCCCTTGTTTTAAGAAATCGGCACGATATTGATAGTAAACAGGCTTTTTAGGAAACATTTGGGTTATTAATTGAAACATAAGTTGCTCTGATTTCCATTTATTTTCTGGAATTGAATATTCATGTAAATCAATATCTGCATACATTCCCTTTTCAATGGATTTTAATAATTCTACATCATTATAAGATTTCATGTATACAGTGAGCCAGCAAAATGACATTCCTTTTTCTTCGATACCGAGTTTTCCATTTCCTAAATTTTTCTTTCTCCATGAAGTATCAAAAGTACCATTCAAACGACTGGTTAAAACAGTATGCATATCGGAATTAAAAGTAAATAAATACTTTAATCCTGCCCAGGTGTTGAAGTGTTTTGGGTTAGAACATGTAACGCAGGCAAACAAGAGATCTGAACCAATGTCATATATTTTTTTTAAAGTTTGTTTCGCATTGGTATGACAAATTGCAATCCCATGATAAGGCCCTTCTTTAAGATCGAATAGTGCATAAGAATACGGAATTCCCTCCCATTTGTTGTATAAATCATTTATTTGTAGATTAGGAAACGCAGTATTAATTAGTTCATACTTACTTATGTGATATGGATTTGAATAGCCCAAAATACCATTAAATCCCCAGTAAGAGCACAAGGGGATTGTGCGAGTGTATTTTTTTATTCCGAAATCATAATGTCCAGCATCGAATATTTCTTCAACAACAAGTGAATTAGTAAATTCGATATTTATAGAAATATAAAGGATTAATGTATTTTCAATAATATATAACAATCCATAGTCCCAAACGTTAAAAACTTGATAATTACAATTTTCAAGAAGACTCTTTAATCCTAATATATACGATTCGAAAATTTGTTTGGTATTTGTATCAGGAATCGGCGTTACTATTTGGTATAATCCGCGCCTGATATCTTTATCTATCTCTGAAAAATTAACAGAATTGTTATAGTAATCGACTGATTTTCCGGAATTTACTATAGAAGACGGAACCAGAATATAAATAGGATCAGTATGCGGAATGCCCCATAATGGGAAATTAGTTTTTATAATTTGAGTATGAGAGTATTTCATATTATTAATCGGTTACTTTATCCCCGTTAGGAAGAATAAACGAACTTTGATAGATACATCCTGCTGCTTCTGCTACTTTTTTGAGTTCTGCTGGAGTAAATCCCTCTCGCTTTAATTTTTGGTTAAATGCTTGAGGACTTGAACCATATAAGCGAGCAAGCTCAGATACACTTATACCGAGTTTGACACATAATATTTTGACCTGTTCTGAAACTGCCATAATAATTCACCTCTAATATTTGATGTTTAATATATAAATAAATTATAAACGATAATATTTAAAAAGACAACATTAAAGTGGAAAAAAGAAATAAAATTATTTAAACAAAACTATTGACATTATAAACAGAAATATTTATACTATAATCAGCTCAAGGGAACAGACAACAGCCGGGAAAGCCGAAAGCCCCCAATACTTCAAGCCATATACCTGTGAGAATCGCAATAGGGCATATCAATAGTCAGGAAGATGCTTGAAGGGCTGAGGGACCTTGAAAAGCAAAGGAGGACAGCAATATGAAGTACAATCTCAGCAAGATCATGTTGAAAGCATGGAAAGTTTACCGCAAGACAAAGAATATCAGCTTTGCAGAAGCACTTCACAGAGCATGGTTATCTGCAAAGGCAGAAGAAATCAATGCAAAGAGAATCGAAGATGCGAAACATGCAGCAGGAATCACAGAGGAAACCAATACCTTTGCTAAGTGGAAAGAGCTTGGTTATAAGGTAAAGCATGGAGCATCAGCATTATTCGGATGTTCTTTGATCTGGGGAAGCAGAGGAGATGGGGCAACATACAAAGCCAGTTTCTTTGGAAAGTCTCAGGTAGAAGCAATTTAATAAAAAAGCCCTTACCAGAGCGGCAACTCTGATAAAGGCAAAGTAACCCGACATTCAGCAAAATTGAGGGGCTGTGCGTATTATAACATACTCATTCCCCTCAGACAACAAAAGAAAGGAACGAAAGTATGATATCAGTAATGGACGTTCTTGTAATTTTTTTGAGTGGATTTATATCTGCTAAAGTATGTGATTATGTACACGAATTAGAACGAGAGGAGAATGAAGCATGAGCAAAGAAAAAACATTAAGAATATCAGAAGAAACAGAAGTGATGCAGGCCACAGGTGTTCCGGCACAGGAGACAGAAGAAGTAAGCACAGCTCTTGCAACAGAGATTATCGCAGATCTCAAGAAACAGCTGGAGGAAGCAAAGGAAGAAGCGAAAGAGTGGGAAGAAAGTTGGAATATGTGTCGTGAGCAGGTTCGAGCATTGTCCAGGCAGTCAGATATTATTAGTATGGTGTTAAAGATGGATGATGTAGAACTATTAGATTTAGCTTTTGGATTTGTTAGAGGATGTTATAACCAGCAGATTAAAAAGGAACAGGAGGCAGAAAACAATGGAGAAATGTAATTTAACTCAGGTTCCTTGCAGAAAGGCAATTATGGACGTTGTCCAGGCTAACAAAGATAGAAGATCATTACAGCATACCTATGAGCTGGCAGAACTCTTTCGGATAGCTTGTTCCGGCAATGAAGCATTTATGGAATTATCAGAGGAAGATCAGGAGCGTTTCTGGCTGATTACAGATGCTTTAATGATGAATGATCCGGAAGACCTCAAGAGGGTACATGACCTTGCAAATTATTTGATGGTAAAGCGAATAAAGGACAATGCAAAAGTGGCGGAGGCATAACATGGACTACAAAAAGCAGATAATTGAGATGCTGGAGAAGATAGATAACATTTATTGGCTAAGGTCAATCTATGTATTCATGAAAACGCTGATAGGATAGTGGTACGGAGGTATAGCATGGATTATAAAAAAGAAATTGGAAATCTCTTGAATGAAATCCAGAGCGAGAAATTTCTGAAATTTTTGTATAACGTAATTGTCTCATTTAAGAAGCAGTGGGGGTACTAATATGGATTACAAGAAAGAAACTATTGAGATATTACAGAAGGTAAATGATGATAGCCTGCTTGAATTCTTCTATAGATTCATTGCCAGAGTATTAAAGAACAGGGGAAATTAACATGGACTACAAGAAGAAACTCATAGAGATGTTAGAGAAAGCGGATCACGACCAATTATATACAATATTCAGATTTGTTTGCAGCTTTCTGGGAATTAAATAAGACAATCAGGGGCGGCGGACTGCTGCCCTATTGCCAATAGAAAGACAGGTGATATAATGGCAAGAATACCATCAGGAATGCGAAAAAAAGAAAATGGTTTATTCGAAAAGCGTTTTACCGTGGAGGGCAAGAGATACAGTGCCTATGGTCGTAGCACAAAGGAATGTGCGGAGAATGAACTCAGGATCCGTGAGGAAATTAAGGCAGGTCTGTATAATTCCAACAAAAATATAACACTGGACGCATATTTTGATGAATGGGAGAAGTCCCGGAGAGGAACGATCAAGGACAGCAGCATTAAAATAAACCGGTCGAAGTACAATAACCATATCAAACCAGTACTGGGAAAAATTAAGGTTCAGAAAATAGAAAAGCGTGCAGTGGTGAAATTGCAGCAGGATTTATCAAAGAAGCTGAGTGCATCCATGACTAATGGTGTTATAGTACTGCTGAAAACGGTGTTGAACGCGGCTGTTGATGATGAAATCCTTATGAAGAACCCTACTGCCAGTGTGAAACCATTAAGGAAGGATGACCGGCCAAAAGCGAGTGAGACTATTCACAGAGCATTAACCAGAGAAGAGCAGCAGGCGTTTATGCAAGAAGCCAAGACGGAATGGTTATATGAGTTTTTCTGTTTTTCCTTGTGTACGGGAATGAGACTTAATGAGATCACGGCTTTAAAGTGGCAGGATATAGATTATATCAACAATGTGATCCGGGTAAACAAGACCGTGAGCTGGAAAGAGGGCGGCGGTATTGAGGAGACTTTGCCAAAATCAGATACCAGTAATCGCGATATTCCTATGAATGACACAATAAAAAAAATCTTGCAGATGCAGAAAACCAAAATGTCCATGGTTTACGGGGAAATCCATGCGAGAAAGATGGATAGTAATATCTTTATCGGGAGTAATGGAGCTAAGGCAATAGCATCATCCACGGTATCATCTGCTATAGATAACGTTTTAAAGCGGCTCCGACAGCAGGGTATAGAAATCGAGAGGTTTACGCACCATGCTTTCAGAGATACCTTCGCAACACGGTACATAGAAGAGGGCGGAAACATGCAGACGCTACAGAAAATCTTAGGACATAGCAGCTTGGCCATGACTGCGGACTTATATGCTCATGTTCTTCCGAACACAAAACAGCAGGAAATGCAGCAAATAGAGAATGGATTTATCGGGGTGGCAGTTTTATGA